CCATCAGACTGTAATCCTATTGTGGAAACACCTGAAAAGGATAGGGTAGGAGTTCCGTAAACTGCTGTTGTGGTTGTGGGGATATAAGTTGTAGCAGATGAACCAATTTCCATCTGTGCGCCCCAAAAATATACGCTGGCAATTCCAGTTCCCGTATATGTCTGAACTCCATTGCCTGTTGTTGCGGCAATAACACGAATTGAGTTATTTGTTGAATCACAAACAAACGTCACAGCGCAACGATACCAACCATTTCCAACAGATGTAATTGTGCTTGTCATTCCAGAACCAGATGACAATACAGTTCCACTTGCAATATCAAAATATGACTTTGTAAAAGTAATCAACGATTGGATAAAAATAACACTTCTGCCAGCTTGTTTTGCGTAAACAGACAGTGTGTAAGTAGCACCTACGACTAATGTTTCAGAACCACCACCACGATTTATGTTGTGTTGTCCTGTTGAAGTATCTTCGTTTAATGTTTGACCTGTTGATGTTCCATCAGGTGCAGTTGTAGATGCCGCAGTTATTGTTGAGCCAACTTTAGACCAAGCAGATTGTGTGTAGTCCTGAGAGTAGGTGAAAAAATTATTTCCAGTACCCTTCAACACTTCTGTCTGAGCAGTAAGCGTAGTAAACGTACCAGCCGCAGGGGTTGTTGCTCCAACTGTTGTATTGTTGATTGTGCCGCCTGTGATGGCTACGTTGTTGGCATCTTGTTCGGCCATTGTTCCCACGCCAGACAGCGCATGGTTGGCATTCCAAGCCGCAGCACCGGTTGAGCTGAACGTGCTATCGGCTGGTGTGGTGTGGGTAACAACAACTGTCATGCTAAGAACCGAAGTTTGTAGAGGGTACGAAGGTATATCTCAACGATATTATCAATCAATTGCTGTAACGCGGTATCACTTTTATCGCACACCTCATACCGCGCGCCCTCAATCTGAGCAAGTGAATCTTCTAAAAACTCAATCACGTTGTTGGTCTTTTTGGCTGAATGCAAAGTGATCGGGCCAATTAAACCGTGCCGGCCTTGGTAAGTCTCAACAAAATCATCTGCCGCGTCAATGATGCGGTCATAGAAAATGTTAAGCGCCACATGCTTAGAATAACTGCGTGTATTCAGATGCACGCTGTGCGTGACATCACGGGCTAAGAATAAGACCCCAATAAAGTCAGCAGCTGTCATTGTGGCATTCCTTGTTCAGGCATCATCTCATTCGGTTCTTCATTCTTGATCATGGGAATCATGGCCATTTGCGACTCCATGGCCGCGGCCACCACACCCATGGCAATGTCTTGAATTTGCTCTTCAGTCATGCCGGCTTGAACTGCTGAAATACGTTTGGTTTCTGCGTCATAAGCCTTGATCTGAGTCTCAAATTCTTTGCGCTCCAAATCTTGCATTTCCATGGATTGCTGTACGTTCTGAAGCATACTGTGCATTTGCTCCATCTCTTGACCCATGGCTTGAATTTGTTGTTGGGCAGCTTGCAGTGCAGGGCTTTCGTCGCCGTCTTCCATCAGTTTAGGATCAATGGTCTTGGCAAAACGCTTGGACATCTCTTGCGCCCCTGGCCAGTCCATGTTCTTCACAAACAAATCACCCGCAACAGCCCACAGATTTGGGTTGCCTTGCAGCAACTGAGCCATGGCCTCCAAAGCCTCTTGGCGTTTGGTCGCGTAGCCTGGGCCTGTCGTGGCCACTACGTCGTACTTACCAACCCCAGGGTTATAGATCTTCTCAATCACAATCCCTTGCTCATCAACAATCTTTTTGACGGGTTCTTGTTGTTCAGGGTTAATCTTGACCATCTTCGTTTCACCATCTTCACCAATGATGCGGGCAATACGCTGAGTGTCGTAAATCTTAGGGATTAAATCAACAAGTTGACGTGCAACGTGCCTTACAGCACGGGTCAGGTTGTCACCGTAGTGGTAAGTTCCAACATCACCTTCTCTTTGACGAGCCAAAATGGCTTTGCCAGAGCGTTCGTTAGAACCCATTCCAAGTGAAGCGTTGTATTGACCTGTTGTGGATTTAATGTCCTCAGATGCGCCAGCTTTGGCTTGTAATAACCCACTAGAAGCCATCGGCGGTTGTGCGCGCTGGGGTAGTGGCAAGATAGCGCCTTGACCGTCTGTAACGTCTGGATTGACCTCTAAATAAGGCCAGTTGTTGGTGTTAGCCGTCTTCCACTTGTCTTCGTAGCCCTCAAACTGGCCACCATAACCAATGAACGGTGCTTTGGGGGCTAAAGCCAGCATCTCAGCCTCTTGTGACACCCAGTAGTTGTACATTCTTTGGGCGTCTTTGGCGTTTCTGACCAATCCTGACACATACAGGCGGCCATCAACCTCAAATTCGTTACCAACTACGCGAATGACGGGAATCCATTTGCCTGCCCAGTCGTTTTGTTCAAGAATCTCATACCCGTTGATCTTGCAATACTTGACTTTAGGGTTGACTGACTCACGGGTTCGCTTGGGTTTGCCGTAAATCATCTTAAATTGCTTGTCTTCAGCCGTGCCCTCAAAGGCGGTTTGGCCGCCTGGGTACATGTTCAGCTTGGCTTTTTCGTAGTCAATGTAGTAATAGCCGGCGATGCGGACTGTGTCCTCATTGAGCCAGTTGCTGATTGACTGATCGCCCACACCAAGCGACTGGAGCGTGGAAATAGGCGCTGCGTCGGGGTATTGACGCTCGTATTCTGCTTTGGTCAGGTCTTCAGTGATAAAACACCACTTGGCATCCGCGCCAGTAGGATCTTGGATCAAGGGATCCATGTACACCGAAAATGAGTTACGAATGCGGCCAATCTTGATGTCTTGATCAAAACTGTTGGGTTCGCAATACTCGGTCATCAAGGTGATGTAACCCTCACCATACGCCACCTGATTCTCGCAGGCTGTGTCGTAAGCCACATCCGCATCTGAGATGTATTCAATGTGGCGAATCATGCCGTTGAAAATTTCAGCCACCTGAACGTCAGCATTGTCGTCAACGGGGATGACCTTAGCCCCGGGCCTATTCTGACGCATGTCATTCGTCACTTGACGAACGTGTTGGGGTAGTTTGTTGATTGTAAGGGTTGGGCGAGCGTTGATCGTTTGACCCTGAACCGCGCCACGGGTGGCCAATACGTCAGCGGGCCATTGCCAGTGGTTATCCGGAGATCCAGCGTAGAAACGTAGATCATCCATCTCATCTTCACGGCTTTCAGCCAAAGACGCAACAGCCATGTCCAGACGTGACCGAGCAACAGTCAGGATGTCAGAATCACTCTTTGGGGGTTTGCCGCCAGCTGCTACGTTAGCAACGGCAACCATGCCTGTTGGATCTGCCATGTTATTTCTTCTTCATTGGTGGGGCTGCGCGCTTAACCGAATAACTTATTGCAACTGCTTGTTTGACAGGCTTTCCAGCCTTAACTTCAGCCGCAACGTTCTTGCGGAAGGCTTCGGGTGATTTAGACTTTACAAGTGGCATTATGATCCCATCCAAGAAGTAGTCACCACGCTTCTGTCTGAATACATGCGGCGCTGCGTGGGTTCACGCGCCTCACGGTGGGCCACAGGGTATGCAAACGTCACACAAATCGCGTCTGCCGCGTCTGGTGAGGCCAGCCCCCGTGCCTTCATATCCTTTTTCGACTCCAAAAAGATTGTACCCTTAGAGTCGGGCTTCATCATAGGTGAAATTAGATCAGTTTTGAGAAATCTGTCAAGCGGAATTGATGCCGTTTTAAGCCAATCCTTCATCGATCCCCACATTTCAGCCCTTTTGTTGCCGTACATGATGGGATTCTTAGACTTGTTACCAAAGTTAATGCCCTTGACCTTGTAGCGCTGCTCTTTGAGCCTGTCCACAATGCCTGCACCCAAGCCCCCTTCGTCAATCACGACCAAGGTTGGCTTAAATTCCTCTATTACCTCAATAATATGCCCCACCACCGTCATGGTGTCGTCGCCCCTGTGCCTGTCAATCCTGACAATATCCCGCCCTTGCCGCACTGCAATGACTGTCGCATCCGCGCCGAACCTGGCAGGGTCTACGCCAATCACAATCGGCGCTGACTCGTCTTGGTATTTAGGCCGTTTCATTGCGTCGTCCACAATATTTGCCGGTATGAACTGATCGTCACCCTCGGACGGGAACTGACCGTACACCTCGACGTGCGCCTGCGCGCTGTCTGGGCCATACTCGTCAATGATGCTCTGATAAACCTGTTTGTCCGTACCCTCGACAGTCCTAGCGTCCACGACTTTTGTTGTCCAAAAGCCACGTTTGCTGTTGAACGTCTCGTAGAAGTACCCCGTGTTGCGCCGTGGGTTGCTAAACGCCATCCAGAACCTGTTAGGCGTGTTTTCGGTAAAGAAACCCGCCGTCACAGCCCAAATGCTGTCATCTATACCAGACGCCTCGTCAAACACCACCAGCACACCGTCGAAGTTGTGCACACCCGCGTATGCGTCGGGGTTCTCCGCTGACCAGAGCCGCCCTTCGACGCCCCAGTAACGCGTGCCTTTTTTAAGATCACGTTCGACCAGTTCCGTGAGCCACTTGGCCGGCATCAGTCTGGTGGCGCTCACTTCAAACCAATGGCTGTTGAGTGACATTGCCAGCCATTTAGTTATCTCGGCCCAGGTGACCGACCGAAGTTGTGATTCTGAGTTGGCTGAGATGATGGTCGTGGAGCCTATTCTGGTTGAGAGCATCCAAATCGTGATCCAGCTGACCAAAGCTGACTTACCAATACCACGGCCAGAAGACACGGCGTGCCGTAGGGTGTCAAAGTCAATCTTGCCCTGGTTCTGTTTGATGTGATCAGCTATTTGCTGCAAGACTTCACGCTGCCATTTGCGCGGGCCTTTGAAGTGTTCCAATGGCGTGCCCTGTTGGCCCCATGGAAACGTAAACATCACAAACGCCAGTGGGTTGTCCTTGATCGCTGGCGCCCATAGGCGTGCCATCAGTTCCTGTTCGTCTTCAGCGCTGTATATGGTCGATTGCATGTTGTACCGATGGTTCTATTATTTGGGCATCCTCGACGTCAATTGCAAGCGTGCGCTTTTGCGCTTCGGCCAGCGCGCCTGTAATTGATATGCGCTGATCTACCTCAACAGATATGGCTTGCTTGGCCACCCAGCCGTGTTGGTGCTTCAAGACTTCAAGCGCCATCTTAGCGTCGCCTTCTAGCGCAGCGTTGCGGATGATGTTGGCCATTTCTATCTCAGCGTCTGCTTTGCCTTTTTGCGCAGCCATCTCGACGACTGGGTCAAGTTGCGTGAGTTGTCGGTATTCGGTGGGCAGCATGCCGGCGGCCAAAGCAAGCGAGTCACCTTTAAGGCCCAGCTTGGCAGCGTCATATACCGCTTTTAAGCGCGACTCTGTCGCCTGCACATTGCGCGGTGTGAATGGTATTGAATAGAACATAGGCTCTCCTGCGCTATCGCGAGTGGTTGTGAGTTTACAACAAAAAATAAAAAATTGTTTGCGATCCGTACGTTTTTGCTGGCCCTATGCCGCCGGCCCTACCCACCCCCTCTTTTTTGCCTTTTGGTTTTTGGCCGCCAGCTCTTGGGTCATTTGGGTCATTTGGTCACGGTTTTTTATTGCAAGCTGGCGTCGCATGGCCGCCGGTCATTTGGGTCATTTGGGTCATGTGTTTTTAGGTGTGACCCTTTATTTGGGTCATTTGGGTCATTTGTTTTTGTGTGACCCAAATGACCCAAAAGTGTTCCGCATAAAAGAACGCGGGTTTTTGATTCTTTGGGTCATTTGGGTCATTGGGTCATCGATTTAAAATTGGCGCCGGGAGAGTTGTCAACGTGGCGTTACAGTTTTATTAAGGGTATACCCTTATATCAAAATCTTTTATTTTCTTAATTGGAAACCATGACCCAAATGACCCAAAACCCTAGAATTGTGAGCGCGCATGCTGGCTGGCGCTTAGGTCATTTGTTTATTTCCCATGGCCAATCAATGACCCAAATGACCCAATTATGCAAATTGTGCATAGTTGCAAAATAGTTGTTTACAATGTAAGAAAATCCCTTACAATGCATTACCGCGACAAAAAACGCGGTATCAACTAATCTAAATTAAAGGCACAAAATGACCAAATCTGAAATTCGCGAATTGCAAATCATTACAAAATACAGCGCCGCCGGCTTAGGCCCGGACTATGTGGCGCGCGCTATATCTGCGCTCATTCGCGCGGCCCGTTCTAAGAAAAGCGCCGAAGCGCTGCGCGCTCATGCCCTGGCATTTGGCGTCACAAATCATCCTGAATTTATTGTTTAATTAAACCGGCCGGCGCAAAGCCGGCCAATAACCTAAAGGCAAAACAACATGAAAAAAGCATTATTAGATTTATTAGACCTGGTGGCCGTCGCGATCATCGCGGCCGCGCTACTTATCGGCGCCCTGGCTTATTTTGATGTACTGGTGAAATAACATGCAAGTACATCTAACACTCAAAAGCGCGAACGTCAAAACCGGCCCGATACCGGTATCAACTACTGAACGCGACTCATGCCCCAGTGATTGCAAAATGAAGGCCGAATGCTACGCCGCCAGCGGCCCATTGGCGCTTCATTGGGCGGCCGTATCAATGAAAACGCGCGGCACGTCCTGGGGCGAATTTTGCAGCACAATCGCGCGCTTGCCCGATAACCAAATTTGGCGGCACAATCAAGCCGGCGACCTTCCCCAGCAAAACGGCACAATCGACGCCGCGAAGCTGGGTGAGCTGGTGGCCGCGAATACCGGTAAGCGCGGGTTTACTTATTCGCATCATCGCGACGCCGCGTCAATTAATTGGATCCGGCATGCCAATAATTGGGGTTTTACTGTAAACCTAAGCGCCAATGATTTAAACGACGCCGATTATTTGGCCGATCAAAACGCCGGCCCGGTCGTCGTCGTGCTACCGTCAACGCAAAATGAGAATTTAAAAACGCCAGCCGGCCGGCCCGTCGTCGTTTGCCCGGCCACCCAGCGCGACGACGTGAGCTGCGCGACGTGCCAATTATGCCAGCGCCAGCGCGCGGCCATTGTAGGTTTTCCCGCGCATGGCTCACGTCATCGCACAATCAATCTTCGCTTAGCAGCATAAGGGGGCACAAAATGTATTTTGACCGTTTTGATATTTGCGACGCCTAT